TTATTTTATAAGTTCTGATCGTTTTAGCTTGTTAGGCGATTTTTCGAACAGAATTTTTCCTAAAATTAGCCCATGATCGACAGATAGCAAATGTGCTATATGCACAAATTCAACTACATCCAACCTTCTTTCACCATTTTCAATTTTAGCAATAAATGATTGAGGTCGATCTAAGGCTTGAGCCAAGCTTTTTTGAGTAATACCTTTTTCTATCCTGGCTTTACGAAGAGCGTTTATAACTAGTTGATATTCATATGAATAAATCGATGCCATTTCTTTAACCTTGATTAATATCCCAAAATCGAATATCAGCCATTTACTTAAATATCCCAAAATAGGATAATTTATTGCGTTTGTTATATGGAGATATAAAGGAAATGAATAAAAAAGATTGGCATACTGCCGACATTATCGCTGCCTTACGTAAGCTCGGCACTACCTTAGCCGCAGTATCACGTAAGGAGGGACTTAGCTCATCTACATTAGCTAATGCTCTATCACGGCCTTGGCCTAAAGGAGAGTGGATTATTGCGAACAATCTCGGAGTACATCCCTCAGAAATTTGGCCAAGCCGATATTTTGACGAGAATGGACAACCTATTGAACGAGTTATCCGAAATAATTCTTCAAGGTGACTAATTCTCAACTAAATGGTCTAAGTTCGGTATAATATCGAACCTAGGCCATGTTAGCTGCTTAGACTGTCCAACTATTGGGGCCAGTTTATTGCAGCCCTTATTCTATTACTCTAGGTTTTTCAGGCCAATAAATATCTGGCGCTAAGCTAGCATCAACACGGTTTAGTAATACCCTATATTTTTTCAAATCGGTCAACCGAGAGTTTTCCTCATCACTCGCTATCCCCAAATCTACAGCATCTTGTAACGGAGCTATCTGTTTACTTACAGTGAACATAAGTTGCTGTTTCTCATGTTCTGCTTGTTGCTGCTGTTCCTGCCTGAGTTTTATCACATCGCTTTCTGATATTATCCACTTTTCACCATCGTATTTATGATAAACGGACTGAGCGCGTTCAGTAAGCACTGGATAACCCTCTTTATTACTGACAATTGACAAACCGTGTGACTGCCCTGTAAGTAATTCATTGTGTTTCTCTGCTGTTATTTCAACACATTCTTCATGAGCGTCACTATAAAAAGCGCCTTCTTTTCTGGAGAAATAAACCATTTATACCCCCCAAAATAATATATGAACAACTTTGCTTGGATTTTCATTGTTGTTGGGAGTGCCAGCTTGATATTCAAACGTCGATAATGTTGCATTACGTACTAATGTGTGACCTGTTGATGTATTTATACTCGACATGCTTGCGACATAGCCAATAAACTGATTTTTAAAAGAAATTGGATAATTGATTTTTACCCATGACTGTTGGTTTGATGCAACTTTAACCCATTGGATAATTATTCCCGTATCCCCGCATTGCCACCAGCCATTTTCAGATTTTATAGCTGCGTTTTGCAATGCGAGTGTACCGCTTCGCTCAGGTATTAATATATTATAACGTCGCTGATTGCTCGGATCGTTAGAATAAACATGTAACAATTTTCCTTCCGAACCATTAATTCCTACCACATACCCATCTTTCGATTTGAAACGCAGCTCAGGAAAAGGCGTTTTACTATCAATCAATAAACTACCAACGGTTGCGGTTTTATCGCTAGAAATACGCAAGAAAGTATTATCACTCTCAGATTTAGCATAACTTCCCACATCTCCGGCATTCAATGAAATATCAGATGACAACGCTTTTCCATTCACTTTACGAATGGATGGTACTCGGCTATTAGCGTTGTTATTTGCAGCTACAGCACTTTGATTCGCCGTATTCGTCAGTGATTGCACAAATGCCGTTGTTGCAATCTGAGTATTATTAGCGTTTTTAGCAGGTGTGGGGGCGATTGGCGTTCCTGTGAAAATGGGACTGGCTTTTGGTGCATACTGCGTATGCGGGTCTTGCACTTCAGAATGTTCCCTCAACTCATTCCCATTTTGTTCTAGTTTCTGTTTAAGATAGCTTGTGCGGTTGACCAACTGTTTAGCCTGCCGATTGGAAATACCATCAGGCCCACCTAACACGGGGTCTGAGGTTTCTATCTGATACACTCCCTCTGACCACTGTGGGGTTTCCGGTAAATTAGCCATTTTAACTGCTCCCATAATTGTAACTACCGTCATAATTGACAGTATTGTTGTAACGAATTGATACAGACTGATATTCCAAACTGGCAAGGTGGCAGCGTGCAGGCGCAAACGCGGCCAGTGTGGTACGCAGTAGCGAAGCTTGATCATTGGTAATAGGTTGTTGAAGTATGACGCGATAATCTGCCCAGGATGTTGAATCTCCATGAACATAATTACCGTTATGGCTGGCATGACCGTCATAATTGATTTGACCAGTGCCTTCAATTAAATCAATTTCACCAAACCCAAAACGACGGATAATTTCACGAATTGACCACGGTGTGCCTTTATACCGATGCAATTCTATAGCTGACTTGATTAACGTGCGGCGAGCCTTGTCTGATTCGACAAGTTCCCAGCCATCGCCAAATAGGGAGAATTGATTTGCAAGCCAATGCAGCGCGCTGCTATCGACAGTATCAATGAGATAAACCATTAATTGGGTTAAATCGATATCATCAAAACGGGAGGCCAACTGACCTAATGCACGCATACTGATATCAGTTTCCAGTGGAGGTGGTAGATGTAACTTAACCATCAGCGAATCCAGTGACCACAACAGTGATACCGATACAGTTCGCCCATTCATTTTCACCTACAATCTGAAACGTAGGAGACTCCAGTACGACTTGATAGACGCCAGAAACAGACAATGTTGAGATGATTTGGCTGGGAACAATATCTTTCCCTAACGTTGTTGCTCGTTCAGCTACCCATGTTTGTATGGCCTGTTCTGCTGCTGATTGAATACCGGGTGCATTAACGCCACTGTACAAGGTCAGTTTAGCCTTGATGGTATAATCAACCTTCACGGGAGGTTTTGCATGTACAGTGTCAGTCAACGGGCGGATTTTTTCGTCAGAACAAAAACTTTTCACTAGCGTTAAAATGCTTTCATCTGGCAACCCCGTCGCCAATAGTGGAAACAGTTCAACAACACCCGGAATGGGAGACCTGACTGCGACATCAACAATATTAGGGTGAGCACGCATGGCATGAAAGCGATAAGCCTGACGACTGCCCGCATTAGTAAACGATTCAGGGGCCATCTTGATTCGTACACGTAGCCTCTCGTCACTTTCCTCTGCCGAACCACCACTACTCACTATTGTGTTGGTCACTTGCAGGTCAATGTCGTCGATTTCATCCAACAATGTACTGACTTGTGCTGGTTGCCAGCTATTCCCTGATAATCCAGCATCTGTACAAGTAGCTGTGACATTGACGAAACGTGTACCTGCATTCAGAACAGCATCTGTATTAGTAGCAAAAGTAATACTGTCCGATGTATTAACACGCGTTCCAACTGGAATGAGTACATCTTGCTCTAATGCTTCATCAACACTAAATTGCAATATTGTATGCGCCGGTTGGGCAGGTAGCCGATATACTCCGACTAATTCCCCTAAGTAGTCCAAAATGGGCGCATGGGCAAACTCGACCAGATTCTGCTTGGCGGCTTCCTGAACTCGCATTCGGGTCAGTGCTTCACGATATGCAAATAAATTAATCAGCAGGCGTTCTGCCTGTGCTGGGTACAAAGTCTTACCTACATCAGCCTCATACTTTGCAATCATTTCGGTTGTGATTTTCTCTACATCACGCTCGATAAAATCAGGTTCTGTCAGCGCCATAGCAACTCCGTAGATTGTGTAATGCCATCAATTGCTGTCCAATTCACACGCAGAGTTAGGTGTTCTCCATTAACAGTTGGTTTCACGGAGAGCAACTGGCAACGAGGTTCCCAACGTGTAATAGCATCAACAGATTCCCTGACAACGTGGGGAATCGCACGGTCTATTGGGTAATCAATATAAAGGTGCAAGTTACTACCGAATTCTGGTCGATGTGGATCACTGCCACATGGTGTACGTAGAATAATGAGTATTGCTTGGGCGATATCGTCCAGCCCATAGGCAATTTTGCCTGAGTTCTTGAGAGCGAGTTGCCAAAAAACAGAGTGTGAGTTCGTATTCATAGGGGACAGTATCATCCCCTGTAGGCATATCTAATATTAAAGGTGTTTAAAGAAATTCATGAGAATGATGATTCGAGTTACCACCTTCATCCATGATGCTGCCCGTTGCATGGATGTTGCCATTAACGCTGACATTGCCCTGAATGGTCGCAGCAGCTCCATTACCACCAGAACCCGACAGCCCATTTTGGTAAGTTAATTGGCCTTTCACTAACATATTTCCGGTGACAATTGTTTCCGGCGCATTAATAGTTGCCTGCTGTGTCTGAATAATAACATTGACTCCCACCGCGATCTTAATGTGCTGAATGCCGCCATTAATAGTCAGGGTGTGTGAGGTACGATCATAGTAAAAAGCTGCATCATCTGCATAAGTCATACCACGGACGTCTTTATTGTTAGCTGACGGTTTATCAACACTGGAATAGATAGCACCTAAAATAACACCATCTTCACCATTGGCATCCAATAGTACTTCAACTTGTTCCCCAACATCGGGCAACCAATAGTCTTTGTTATTCTGGGTATTGCGCTGCAACACATTCAGCCAGTTAGTACGCATATTATCGCATTCAGGCAATCGCACGCGGGCACGAACAGTAGCAGGATCTACGGCGCTAATCGTGCCGATTTGACGAGTTACGCTGTTCATTTGGATGCCTCCTTGATAATAGTGTCGGAAGAACCATCGGGCTTATATACAACCCATTTATGAGTCTTACCCTTTTTACCTTTCTCGGATTTACCCGATGTAACAGGGCCACGAGCAATCTCAAGCTCGGTCATATATCCGCTGTTGCGATCAAAAGAGTGGTGAGCTGAAGTAATTAACCATTGCCCAGATAACTTGCCAAATTCAATCAACTCAATTTTATTTCCGGCGGTTAACTGAGGGACTCCCATCAATGAAAGTGAGCCATGCTGCTGGTATTCATTATATGAATCCAGTGCTGACTTGGCCTTTATCTCAGCGCTATCCTTGTTAGCAGCTCGGCTGTTCACTTTTAAGGTATCTGCGCTAGTTTCTTTACCACTACTCTTGCCTTTTGAATTGGACTGATTACTTGCACCAGTCGTGCCATCAGCTTCATAGACAATCAATTTTTTATCATCAGCCTTTTGATGTTTCACTTTAGCTTTTTTATAGACTTTATTAATCGTGTCCCGCAGTGAAAATTGAGCAACATCGCGAGGGTGTAATTTTTTTATCGGTTCTTGGCAGCGCAAAGTGGCTAAGTGGGAGAAAATTAGCTGTTCACTGACAACCTTAACGGCATAACCATATTCACCGGCCAGCCGTTTCAGGAACGCCACATCGGTTTCCGAATATTGCGTCACCCTGTCAATCTTGATGGTTTCGATACTGCCGACCAACTTTAACCGATGTTTCTTGGCGATGTTGTTAGCAATAGCTACCAGTGTTGTATTCTCAAATCCGCGGTTAGATTTGGTACGCAATGCCGTATTGATAGACGTTGCTACACCTCGAACAGATACAATAGAAGGAGGGATGCTGACTTCAATTTCATCAATATAGAATGAGCCACAATTCAGTAACCGTTCGCCGAAATAGCCCAACTTCAATGCCAGCGTATCACCTTTGCCCGGATACCATTTATCCAGCCAGCGACCATCAGTATCATCCAACTCTACCTCTATTTCATCGGATTCGCTTTTGATGTTGTCGGTATAGCTGACACGAGTGACATAAGGAGTGATGTCATTTGTGATATCTTTTTGCAAATATCGTAACGTGAATGTCGGACTTAAAACCTCTGAAACACCCGTTATAGATGGTGTTTGCTTGGTATCAATTATCTTAGCCACGGTGGTGTATCCTCTGCAATTACTACATTGTCAGCGTCAATGATGGGGATCAACAATACGATCCCAGATGGCAATACAGGTGTAACTGCAACGTGCGGATTAGCAGCAATTATGCGAGCGTAACCTAAAGGGTCACCATAATAATGGTGAGCCAATAAATCCCACCTATCGCCATCTTTTGTAATGTATTCAAGAAACATGATCAAAGCGCCCTTGTGGTAATTTGCGCTGCCATCTTACTGAGCGCAGGTGATATTGATGTAAATGTTGAACTTGCCGATTCAAGTTGAGCTGATACAGAATCCAATACAGCCGCGATATTACGGCTATCAGCACGGCTTAATGACGATTGGGCATTGTTAACAAATGTTGCTGCTTGCCCCGTTGCTCTGGTCAATTGAATCGCATCTGGCAATGAGTCACCGAGTGATTGAAAAGCCGGATAGCTTTTCCCTAATGGCCCAGCAATATTGTTAAGTCCGGTAAGAAGACCTGGTACGCGGGTTAACGCTACGGTCGGGTTGTCTTTCATCTTCTGTGCAATACGTACCGCACTGATAGTTGTTTGCAGTGCTGATTGTGCTTGTTTGGCATAATTGACGCCATCCCTGACTTTTTTAGCCATACCTGATGGTTTCAATATTGCATTAGACAACGCCTTTGTATTCGGGACATGGGATTTAATGGCAGGCAGTTTCAGCGGTTTTTTAGGATCACCGAGATATTCACGTAATGTCACCGAGGCATTGAGGGCAAATACATTACCTACTGAATCCGTTTGTTCGCTGGTGGCTGTCACATCGGTAATAACAAACCAGCCACGGTAATCACCATTTCCGAATATTAGCGCGAGTGCCTGATGTTTCCGCATTGCTTCACGCAGCCGATTCAATTCAACATCCGGCGCACAATAATGTTGATGAAAGACCAGGCTAATTTGAATTTCATCCAGTTTCTCACCCACGAACTGCAAGCTGGGCTTACCTTGAATTCGGGCATGTTCGGCATAATCAACACCAAACGTTACATCGAAACCATCCCAATATGTGATCAGCTCAAATTCGATATCACCTAATACCGCAAACATTATCCGTACCTCCGGCGTTCTCTCTGAATAACAATACGTTCCAGCAGTTTCTCTAATTCACGCACACTCAGGTTTAAGGCTTTACTAATATCGGGTATAGCCGTTTGTGGTTTATCACCAATGTATATTTGCGGGGAGAAAGAGATAGAAAAACCATTATTGCTGTTGCTGGCATCTTTATAACCTGTTCGTCTGACTGGATTGGCCGACATCATCTCAGGAGGTGAGATTTGTGGGACATCAGAGGCCATTCCCTCAGCCAGACGTTGAGTAGCACGAACAGCTAACGGCGTAGTACGATCAATACCAACAACCACACCTTGCACAATATTATCGCCAAATCCCATAAATACCCGACTGGGGGATTGAATACCCAAAGCTTCTTTAAACCAGCTAGAAACTTTGCCACCGAAGTTTTTAATGGTGTCCTTAGCCGTGGTCAGCATATTAGAAATACCATTAACCAACCCATTAACGATATTTTTACCAAAATCAGTAAAATTATTGGGCAGATCAATGCCAAACCATTTCATAACGTCAGCAAATGTTTTATAGAACAACCCCAATGGCGACCAATTTAAAATTAATTTACTGATCTCAAATATTCCGCCATCAAACGCATTAGTAATGTCATTCCATCGAGCTGTAAACCAACCTTTGACGTTAGACCAAATATTTTTGATTCCCTGCCATCCCATCTGGAAAGCAAATTTTACTAAGGCCCAAAGCCGTTTAAAGAAATTACTGATGGGCTTCCAATAGCGATAGATAAGATAAGCGGCCACTGCAATACCGGCGATGATCAATCCGATAGGATTCATTAATAGTGCGCGTCCAATCCACAAAATAGCTCTGCCAGCTAACATCAAGCCCTTATAGAGAGCACTACCAAAGATTCTGCCCAACCAGAGAATTGCTCCGGCTACTTTTCCCAAGATATTTGCAACGACACCGAATCTACCACCACTACCGATAGCCATTCGAAACAGTAACCACCGTGTGCGCATTAACATTGCGCCTTTCCAGATATCAGTGATAGGGGAAAGCAAAAGATTAAGACCAAATCTTACACCGATTGAAGCGGCTTTGACTGCTAGGAACCCACCAACCAGCATGACAACATTACTGATGAGTTCAGGATTAGCGGCCAGCCATTTTCCGGTCTTGTCCATCAATGGAATAAAGGTTTCGGCTAACTGTATTAATGCTGGACGCAACGACTGACCAATGCTAATAGCCGAATCATTAAACCCAATTTGAGTACGCCGCCACTGCGCTTCTAAGGTATCGTTCTGTTTATCAAAGTCAGTATCAACAGATTTTTGTGCCGAATCAGTCCCCATGCCTGTTTTGATGCGCTGATAATCGTCCCAACGTTGCCGCATGGCCAAGAGATGGTTGACTGTCTGTACGTCGGTGAAAATAGAGGATAACCCGAAAGATTCCATGAGCATACGTTGTGCATCTTCATCACCTCTGGCTCCCGCTTTTTTCCACTCTTTCATGAGATCAGCACCTTTACTCTTGATAAAGCGGTCTGCGATCATGATTGAAGCTTCATATTGCGAGTACCCCGAAGAAACATATCTGCTCATTGAGGTTTGGTAATCGATGTTAGCCTCAGCATATCTTTTGGCAATATCACCACGTCCCATTGAGGCCAGCCAGTTCCTCATATTGGTAGCTGCTTCACCTTCCGTTCCTGCACCTTCACGACCAACTTCCAAGCTGGCAATAATCTGTGAAACTGCCTCCTGACCGTATATTCCCTTACCAGCAAATTGCTGCGTCATTTCTGGAAAGTATTGGGCGAGATCTTTTAATTCAAAACGACCCGATTTAGCGCCGAAAACGGCTCGGTTAAAGGCTTCTTTTAGCGCTTGATCACCTTCAATTTTCAGGGACTCAAAGGATAGAGCCATTTTGGCTAAGTCATTAATATTAGCTTTGGATGCCGTGGCGACGCGGCCCAATAATCCACTCATATCGGTCGATTTCATGGGAGATTTTCCGGCAGCAACCAATGTACCAACACCTTCCAGCAGGGTTTCTTGTAGTTGGTTTGTTTGCTTGGCGTTCTGGCGCAAGATGATTCCGATTTTTTGCTCTTCTTTCGGAGACAGATTGCCTGTGACAGCTATATCCCTTAATCCTGATTCAAAAGAGGCATACTTTGTTACGGACTGAACAACGGGAGAGGATATCGTGCGAGTTAATGCATAAGTTTCGGCTCCCTGTGCATATAGCGCCATACGATTCGCTTTGGCTGCATCACTCATGATAGCAGCAGACTGTAGGCGCTGTTGCTGACGGTTCAACTGCTCCAGCGTTCGGCTAACACGTTGCAGATCACTATTCAAACTCTGAGCACTGCGGGAACCAAGCTGACCGTAACGTTCAATAGCACGGTTCAGTACTTGTTGTCTGTTCTCAAGTCGCCGTGTCGTTTCTCCCAGCGCTCCCAGTGTACGACGTGTACCGGACATGGCAGAACTGAACGCACCACTAATAGCCCCACCAATAATGACACCAATGGAAAATTCTGTTGACACGAATTAAGCTCTCATTAAATGGGAAATAAAATGAAAAATTCACTTCCAGTATTCCAGACACTATTAGCGGCAATATTTGTTTGCATCAATTAACCGTCTCCATTCTCGCGTTTAATTTGAGTGTTGGCCTCATTCAACCAACATTCAAATTCATCCAGCGCCAGATTATCAATCTCGCTCGGCTGGAACCGGAACCATCGTGCCAACATCGCCGATGCTTGCCACACTGTTTTTATTTCCCTGATCCAATCCGATAACTTGCTGAAATCGTTTCTGTAATGCCAGATAATCAGCGACATCCATCTGTTCGATATCTTCTGGTAACAATCCTGTAGAACGCGCTAACAAAATATCATCCCAGTCAGCAGGGTTTTCGCTGGATCGCCGGGCAGCCTTGATATCTTTAACTTTCAAGCGTGATAGCTGAAGTTCTTTAATACGAATGCCAGCAGCCGTGGTATAGGGAAATTGAAGGTGGTAAATCGTTTTTGACATGATGATACTCCTCTGTAAGTTTCATTCAGTATCATTCATGTATGGAAACGGAGATATTAAAGGGGATTAAAGAAGAAAGGGGCTGATGCCCCTGTCATTAGTGAGTGCGAAAGCCTTTACAGTTACGGAAAAAATCTATCAGATATTCTTTCCCTTTCTCTGCACCGGTATTGGAAAACCAACCTTCCGGTGGAATCCACCTATCAATCAAGTCGGCGAGCTTTCTGGCTTTGGAACGAGAGCAGTCAATAGGATCATTGGTTTTCTGAGTAGAAAACAAAGTCTCCACACCTGGAATGTTTAAGACAGCAACCATGTACCATTAGGTAATCCAAGACTGGGAATATTCTGGTCTTTATCCACTAATTCTACCGTCATTATTTAGTTTAACCTCCGATATTGATGCGATAATCGGTCAATTGATCAACGCCGCCAACACGGAAGATATTGGCCAAATAATCCAGTTCTAGCAATTCTTCACCATCCAGTACCTGTTTAATATAGGTACAGGTAAAGCTACTGGAAAAATCAGCATTTTCATGTTGTTTAAATGTGCCCAGCGGATTCTTCTTAAATAAGATGGTCAGATACGTCACCAACGGCACTTCATCAATGCGCCCCTGTGAACTGAACTTCTGGACGCTGGAGCGGCACTGTAATGCCAGAGACTTATAGGGATTGGCAGCAGATAACATGGCGTCACGGTAGAAACTGTTCCACTTGATCTCACCTTCCAGCTTATCGAAGCCTGCCGGTAATTCCACCTTACCGACCATCCCCAGCGCCTTATGCTCCTGCATGGTCATGGAAACGTCAGGCAGTTTCACTTCTTCCGCCCGTCCCAGCAGGTTATTGCCATCAATATAAATGTTGGCGTTAGTAATACGGTTAATTTCAATTTTCCCAGCCATTAACTATTCCCCTTTAAATTCAGCAAATATTCAGAGGTAATCTCAGTTTCGAATGTCAGCCGTTCCAATGGTGGCGGTGGTGTATATTTATAGCTGAATAACAGATGGCCAGCAGTCAGCTCAGTTTCTTCATTACGTGTAGGGTCAAACCAACATTTGAATCCCAACAAAGCACCATCGGCAATCAATTTACGACCATAGGCATTCACAGATTCTGTCAGGGCATCTATCAGCGCCGGCGTGATCGGCATATCAATATATTGCTGACTGAAGTAACGCAGGGATTCATTAATCACGTCTCCTGTCCTGCGCACGTTCTCGAAGTTACGCATGTGGGTCACAGCCGGCCATGCGGCGGTACGGTTGCCCCATAAGCGCAAACCAGAGCCATAATTATTGAACACTGTAGTAATCCCTTGTTCATTGAGCTGGTTCACTTCACTTTGTGGATCGTCAATCATGGCGGATAGCTGACGCTCAATCCCGGTGATGCCCATAATTTCTTGATTGGAGGATGACCACCAAAAACCTTTGTCTGCGTCAATCTTGGCACGCAGCCCTGCTGCACGAGATGACAATGGTTCCAAGCGCTCGCTATTGCTTTCCGCGTCATAGACTTTGACATGTGGGTAACACAGCCGGGCACGATCAGAACTGGTATTAAAATTGATTGTGCCAGATGGGCCTCGGCCACTGATAGCTTGAGCAAAAGTGGTACCTATCGGGGCATCAATATAAGTCATGGCACCCAATTTAGTTGCAAGGGCAATCAGTTCTGTCGCCACACTTAGCTGGGTACAGTAAACAGGAGCCAGCAAGATCTTGGCAAAAAATCCATACAGGTTATAAGTATCATTCAGCAACTTCATACCTGTACGGTTACCCGCTGCACTGATGCTGCCAATAATGTCAGCGGGTGTTACCAACGTGGGATCGGTAAAGTCATAACTGGCAATTACGGTTGTACCAGCAATGATGTTTTTACCGATGTTCTTGAGCCTACCTGTTTGAACATCCAGAGAATAATCTTGTCCTTCTATATAAGGCGCACTATCAGAGTTGGCTTTTAGCAAGACATTACTGACCACGGGGTTAGCCAGTTTTGCTGTTCCTGTGGTTTTATCAAAGATAATACTTTCATTGGCAACATTGGCTTTATGCACTTCAGGATCAAGAACATTAATGACCAGCACAGTTCCCGCACCATGATCATAAATAGCATTCAGTGCTTGTGGGATGGTAAAACCATTCATTTGAGCACCAAATTGAGCTGTATCTTTTTCTGACAGACAAAGTGTCACTGTATTTACTGGCCCTATCGGTGCAGTACCAATTAAGCCGATCACGGCGGATTTTACTGTCTTGACCGGACGGGAGCCTTGTTCGACTTCGATAGTTTCGACGCCATGTAAATAATTAGCGGCCATCAGTGACCCCCTCAGACTTTTCTTTTTTCTTCAGGATACTTTTTTGCTGTTCTGACAATGGACGAAGATATCGCAGCGCGATCAATGTCTTCACATAATCATGTTGTTCCGGTAAATCAATAGTTTTTTCTGACCAGAGCAAGACTTCTGTGCCATCAGCTAAAGTGACGCCGCTTGCTGGGCCTGTATAGAGGTATTTCATTGTTTAGTTTCCTCATAATTGATTTGAGCTAACGGCGGGCCATCCGGTAACTGACTATCTTCGATAAATACACTTTCAGTCGCAAAATCCAGCGTGTATTGCCACAAGCCAGCTATCTCACCGAGAAATGTATCCCGTACCAGCCAACATTTACGTTGGCAGTTCGGTGGTTGGAATCCGCCGAGAACCCGGCGTACATCATCCAGTGTGGCAACGGCTCCATGACGCCCATTAAGCTGACGAAAAACGATAGTGGCATTGAGCATGACAGTTTGTGTCTGCAATACTGCCCCAACATCTTCAGGCTTATCAAAGCGAGAGCCGGGATAGCTGATTAAAATGGCTCCCACGGGATGGTTCAGCCTGAATTCAGTCGGCCTTTCAGGGAAATACTCTACCTGTAAGCTAGGTAGCTTTTCTTTTAGCCTGATGACGATGGCATCAATGATCGGCGAAACATCCATTAGTATTTCTCCAACATCCCTTGACTTCCCCCAAAGGTGGGATGACGCGTTCGAACACGAAACTCTCCCGGCTCAGGGGCATCTTTTCCTGTGGAAAGCAGGCCCAGTGTCAGTTTGGCATCACGAATATCAGCCAGTTGGCGCAAAACAATTTTGTAATCATCTATCACGGCTTCAGGAATAGAGCCTTCTGGACGGCGGGCATACAACCGATAGCGTGTTAACGTAATAGCAGCATCGCGTAATACCGTGGGAACCTCCGCCAGAGGCAGGATGTAACGCCCACGTAAATGGGCATCAATAAGTTCATCGGCATAGCGAATGACACTGTTAACCACAGTTGCATTGATTGTCTGGGCATTAGGCTCTTCGTTAGACAGCCATATCAATGATTGCGTTGGTATTTGTCCTTGCAGATCTGCCAATGAGCAATACATGTCATATACCACGTAAGATGCGAATAACATTGCCAGCAGCCGTGGCTTCATCCAGCGCAAATCCGATAGATGTTCCGGCAGCATTCTCCGCAGAACTTAGTGGCACTGCGCAGGCATTCTTATCCGACTGTACGACTTGCCCACGAGCTATTGGCCCACCTGCTTCAACAGCAATAATGCCCAAAACATTGACTGGAATAGCATCACCTGCTTTCGCATCCATTTCCGCTATACCAAGTGCAACGGCTCCAGCCTGACAAGGGGCATTATCGGTACCCACCAAACGATGCTGTACGATATTAGCCGTGGCGATGATGGTCGTGGTCAATACGGGTTGTTGTGTTACTGCCATGATTGTTCCCCTTACTTCACAATATTGGTAATCAGATAGCCAGCATCACCTCCAACAACCGCAACTTTATAAATATCGGTATAACGGCAGTAATTCACCTTGCCGCCAACACCCGGATATTTATCCGCTACAGGCATTCCTTTGCGGCGAAACATATAACCAAATGAAGGCTCGTACTCATCGGCGCTTTCTGCTCCTGCCTGCGGAAGTGATACGTAATGCAACATCAAATTATCAGCCCAGATATCAACGGGATTTTCTTTAATGCTTGGGGTAGAAACTGGTTCACCAACGACAACGTTCTGGATTTGGAAAAGATCTTTGAGTATTTCTATTGTGATACGTTTACGTTCGTTGGCTCCAATAGCTGCCTGAATTTCAGGATGAAACTTCAACAGTGACATCACGCTAGCCCCCATAGTCATGAGGTTTGGACGTACACCAATGGCAGTACGAACAACATCAATTCCAGCTTCAATGACTTTGATTGGACTACCTTTGCCGCCAATCCAACGTTCATTAACTGTCAGGCTCTTCACTGAGTCACTGAGGTAAACAGCAGGGTCTTGTGCCAATCGAGCTGCATACAGTTCGCGTTTGAGATTCACGCCATTGGTGGAACGACGGATTGCCTTTGCTTCTTCATTAAATAAAGATTCTGATTTCTCGCGATAATCAACAGGTGTAGCTAGATCATGCTCGTTGAGCACGATATCTAACGAAGAACCTTTCTCACGGATCAAAACGTTACTGTTGGCACCAACAGCACGCTTGGTGTCATATTCCACAAAAGCACTTTTACCAAATGTCGGCACACTAGCACCTTCTTTCTCCATTTCGACGACAGGGAAAAGATGTTCGCCAATGAATGCCGCATTTTTATAACCACGTGCAACACTGGTTAGCACAGGGTCAACAATACGTTTGCCTTTCAAATAATCAGACATTTATCTCTCCTCAATAGTTACGGTCGCAGTGTTACAGGCAGCGGGCAACGGCTATGTCGTAACTGATACCTTCTTTCTTCGCCAGAGCGACGGCTTTTTGATGCAACGCCAGACGCTCAGGATCTGCATCAGAAAACTCAGCAATATCTGATGATGTGTTTTGGTCAACCCGGTCTTTTGTTGCATGTTCGCCAAAATCAATAACAGGCTGGGCAGAACTCAGAAGATCTTTAAACGCAGTAGCCAATGGTTTTTTCACATTACCTTCAGCAAACTCGACAGGGGAATCTCCTTGAGTTACAGCGTCCAGCAAGGCGACCACGACAGATTGGGCAGCAGGCGCCAATTTGCCGTCTGCGACCAGCTTTTCGGCAAATGCCACGTTTCCGGCCTGTTGCTCAGTTTGTTTGCGCTTTGCGTCGGCAGCATCACGGGCAACAAGCTGTTCTTTCAGGCGGGTGTTTTCATCTTTGAGAGCCTTTTTTTCTTCATTTGTCACGATGTTTTCCTCACGTTGATGTGTGTTATTGGGTTCATGAAAGGCAGGAGCAGGTTGAGTCGTGCTATAAGCTTCTTCACGTAATGAATCCACCTGCCAAGAAGGAAGCGCTTTGTCTGCTTCGTCCATACCGAATTTACTGATCAAAAATTCTCGCAGACGCCCCCAAAGTGAAGCGTTGGTGATGTCACTCCAATCAGAGAACTCCACGACACCATATTCTTGTTCGCTGAATTCAACCTGTTTCAATCCTTTAATGGCGGGTGGCTGCGCGCCCAAAAAGCCGACATGACGTAAATAGAGCACGCCGGGTTTAGGGTTGTTTGGGGAATCCGGTAAATAGAAAGAAGCAGAGATTTTTTTATAGCGGCCTGCATCGACCAGTTCAGCGAACTGAACATCAACCTGTTGAGTCTCTGCAATCAAGTCATCACCGGAAGACGTCAGCGATTTAACCCAACCATAGGCGGGTAAATTGTCTTTTGGATGCCCAATCACAATCGGTGCTTCATGCAACGATGAGTCATAACCCTTTGCACAAGCTTGCAAATCTGCGGAGCTGAACGGCAATTGTTTGCCATTCATATCGGTATGTGTACCGGATTTGAAAATGTGAAGTGACTTCATTTCACTGCCTCTATTACGTTAATAGAGGCAGTTTCTCCACAATCAGAAAAAACGACTTTTAATCTGCTTTAGAAAAGATTTGGGAAGGAAATAAGAAAGTGGAACTGCATGCAATTAGATATCGAAAATTTGAGGCTGTAAACGCTTTATAAAGTCTTTTACGAATGACAATGATAAATCACCCGCATAGGGAGGAAAAGTTTAACGATGCGCCGCTGATTCAAGATGTCGTTGAATGGTGCTTAATACAGCTCTTGCTGCATCTGGTGATAATTCGCCTTGTTCTGTTACGGGCAGATAAGGTCGGGCTGGTAGCAATAAAGATTGATTGCGGCCAGTTTTACCTCCCAATTGATGAATACGCCCGTAGACTAAGTTTGTACCGACAACTGCCGTATGGGCATCATAGCGGGTACTGACTGAACTCATCAAACGAGCAGTTTTTTGCAGCGTTTGACCACCACGTTCCTTTGCAGCTACAGAGGGTATCCATGCCGGACGCCCTTCAGCTTCAAAGTTAAAGGCGGTTTCTGCTGACAATGTCCCAGCAATTTTACGCATGGCAGGTGTCAGATCATTAGCAGCCAATTCTAATGCCCGTAATCCACGTCTTAGGTCTTCATCATTAATGGTGATAGTAAGATTGCTCATTCTGTCGTCTCAGTTCGCGGCGGGCCAGTCCAGATAGCTCCCCCTGATATCTGGTCAAATCGGGACGATATGCTGCCCCCGGCGAATATGACCAACCTACATCAGTCGCCACTTTTGTTATACCTGTGTTGAATGTAGCAACGGGCTGCATCTCACCTGTTTTTTGTGAAACCAATTTCAACTCCCAGCCCATTGCTTTACCTGAATTCATAACTTTCATGCCTTTGGCACGAACATCATCATGACTGAGAGCAATCACACTGCAACGGCAACGCCAACCATTAGGAGGATAGAAAGCTTGCCAAAATGGGTCGTCAGAGCGAAATACCAAACCATGCAATGCGAGATGGCCCTTGCGTGTATGGTTATCGCTGATCCCTGTATACATCCAGTACGGTCGGTCATCAACATTTTCCATTTGTTCGGCCCAACGGCCTGCACTGTACAACACTGACATGTTGGTACGAAAGATAGTATCAAGGCGCCACGGGCTACCTTGCTGAACAGTGACACGTTCCCCTGTAACGAGGTCATCGGTTTCTTTCGTTCCCCACCACCCCTTACGTCTTAATGTTGGCTCCAGCTCCTGACGAAACCAACGATCAGTCTTACCTTCATCCAGTGTGTGCTGTAGCGCCTGGCGAATATCTTCTAGAATATCCAGACGCGTGACTTTCGCCACCGTGAATGCACGGGAATGAGTCTCTTGCCAAAGTTCTTCCCAATCCCACGTTATCTTGTAACCCTTAGATTGCAGATAACCAATGGCTCGCTTGGGAGGTAATGTCATGCAATACGCCAGTTCAGGCGTGGTTATGCTCATGCAAGCGCCCCCAAATGTTAGACACAAACAAAACCCGCGCTAGCCGCTCTTGCAAGCCATCTGCGTCCATTTGTGGATAAAGCTCGGCTAACTCTCCTATAAGATCGCTGGGATTAGCACCGTTTTGAACACGATGGAATAAAGGAGCCAGTAGAGATTTCAACGATTCATTCAATGATCCTTCATTCATCAAAATATCCAGTGCTTCATCTAAGGTGTCCTGTGCTGCTAAATCTGCGTTAACAGCTTCAGAAAACGCCAGTGGGAGTGGTGGAATAGGCGTGGTTGACAGGGTTGTTTCATCAATATCCCCATCCTGCAATTGATATTCGCGTTTCCAGTATTGCGGAGTAAATCTGACACCAGCCTGACTCAACTTAACGTCACGATTAGCCTGTGTTTCATCAACCGACCGCTGTTCCCAAAGACGATAGACCGGACATTCAACGTTACCGAAGTTCAATTCTACGACCCAGCGTATAGCCTGATTAATGGCGCTGGTGATAACGTCAACATCAGCATCACGAATATCATCCGTTACCTCCAATCCTGCTTGTGCAGAGGCTTTATTGCTGTTTGCTTCGGTCGTTTGGTTTTGTCCCAGTAACGCAATGGAGATCTCACTGCGAGCAACGGTAATTAAGTTCTGATAAATATCACTGCTGTCTGATTTACCTGCTGCCTCTTTAATCTCAACGGAGGAATCATCAGGAATGGCGGCAACTGCATCATCAATCATCGCTTCCATCGAATCCAATAACAGATCAATTTCACTTTGTGGCGTACCTCGTGGATGCTTTCCAATTACCCACGGTGAACCATACTTCTCGGCAAAGCGTACCCAAAACTTCATGCCGCCTTTCTTAAAGGTGACGGGCCAGAAGCACATTGATAAGTCTGGAAATCCGTAAGGGTTGTCATAAGTGGCGTCTTGACGTGGCGTTACAAATTTATAGAGAGGAACCCGTTCTCCCTCAACGCCTGCATCACGAGCACGAAAACGCAGTTGGTTATCACGGTCATAGTGGAACCAGTCAGGTGGCTTGCTAACGATATCCGTCACTGACCATGATTGATGCTGACTCCACATCAATTCACAAGGCTGATAACCGTACAGAACCGCTTCATGCATTTCGCCAATGATGCGTGACATATCCAAATCTGCAAGCATGTCACGAATAAAGTTAAAGACTCGTACAGGGGCATGACTACGTTCTACACCACGTTCTAGTGCTTTCACTCCGGCCTTGCGGCGGCGAATACATCCACCAACCAAAGGATCAGTACGTAATTCACGATAGATACGAATATCCCGCCCTTGAGCTTTAAGAATAGGATCAGGGTTAGGTAGATATGTCCCCAGACTGTAGAAGTCAATGGAACGGCTACGCGATGCAATTTGTTCAGTGAACGACTGCTTTGATTCGGAAAAGTTAATAAATTCTGTTGGTGAAACCCAGATACCACGAGCCATTAATATCCCTCCAGCATATGTGCAGACTGACGGCGTCGGCGGGAATTGGCCTTCACCTGACCTTTGTTAATTTCACGGCTGGCGAAGTACGCCAAAGCAAGGGCTATCGCTGCATCACCGTGGCGCTTGCCGCCGTCCGCTTTTGCTTTTGAGCGTTGATCAGGTACACGGGGAATACCGTTAATGACCTGTACTGCCCTCAGATCATCCAAAGTGTCTTCATCCTTTGGCAGCGCCTCCAGATTGCCGTCTTCCAGCGCAGCCTTCACCGGAGGCATATTGTCACGGTACCAACCTTCGGTGGGCATGACTTGCTGCACACGGCTGGCGCCATATTTTTGCATGGCATATTCGGCCAGATAAGCACCGTTACCACGGGCATCAAAGGCTGCACCCAGCAAATTAGGAAGTCCATCTATTAGATACCAAGTGATTTGCTCCTGTTGTTTGAATGGCACGTTGCGCAGTTCCAACACGAACGGTACTCTGCGTACCAGATTTTTTTGTTGCAGCAATGGATAATCCACGGACAAATCTCCACTGCGGCCAAAATCGCGTCCCAGAAACGAACGAGCATCAGAAGGCAATGCATCTAGCAACGGCTTCAGGTTGGCTTTTAGCCACTCTTCGGTATCTGTGCGGCGTATTTCATCGGATTTAAGCTCATATCCTTTCGGGCAAGTCAGTCGCAGCACTGGCGTATCGGGAGACATCCGAGATTCAATCAAAGCGCGGGACAACCAGGTTCCGCCACCATTAGCAGGAATACAGTCCAATTCTTCTGATGCCCCGGCTCCGTAGAACTTGTATACCGATATCATCCACTGTTGTTCAGCCTCTTGTGACCATTCACGTCCGGTACGTAAGCAGACGCGGTGGAATAGTCCTTCAGTCACAGCCTTCTTAAAGGTAATACGGTGGATAACACCGTCCCTGCGTCCTGCCCGGATATCGTTCAGCAACTCATTAAACAAGTTGCTGTCCCCGTTATGGGTGGAGATCACTCGCACTTTACCGCCCCAGATAAGCATGGCTAGTGCCGCTTTCAGTAATTCATCGAGCTGTTCGTGAAAAGCAGCCTCATCAATGACAATGATCCCCTGACGGCCACGCAAGTTAGACGGACGGCTAGAAAGTGCCACTACACGGAATCCAGAGTCTGGAAATTTGATAGTGAAAGTTTTGATGTGCTTATCATCTTCGTCTTCTTCCCAGAACCCTTCTTCAATTTCACTGGCCGCATAGTTGAAAGCACGAGCCCACATTGCACAGGCTTGAATATATTCAATGGTCATATCTTGGTTATAGGCGATGTAATACACATTCATGCCACCCGCAGCGGCAGAAGATGCGGCGATGAGTACATTATCTGACGCTTCAGCCCAAGTAATTCCCGTTCGACGACTCTTCTCATTGACTTTAAGAGGAGACGAGTCGGCCACCCATCGTTGCTGGTATGGCAATAAGACAACAGGTGCTGCTATTGAGGAAGTATCTGGTAGAACAGGTGCAAGCTGACTCATGTAGCAATTCCCAATATTTCCCGACGTAATGCAGCAACTGCTTCGGCAGATAATCCACCTTTGCGTACAATTTTCTCTGCATTACTTGCAGCAGCTTCAGTCCGTGCCCGGACTTCAGATTGGAATTTTTTCAGATTCACACTAGCGCGAGAGAGTGTAGCTACATTTTTTGCCACCTTTGAAAGCAGTGTGACGCGCTCTTTTGGCGCAACTTCTCCTTCTTCAGCCTCCTGGAGTTGAATAATACTTTCAAAAAGTTCAGTCTGAATTAAAGCAATCACAGCCTCAGAGCGTGCATCTTGATCATCCACGGCACCTTCTGTGAGCATCCGTGCTGCTTCTGTTGCCGCCCGTATTGCACCGTATCGCTTTTCTATTTTTTGTCCATAACGGTGAATAGCGGACTTACTGATTACATAACCTTGATCACGCAGCAAGGTTTCGAGTTCTTGGTATCCACTAAACCCTGATTCAGTCAACGCCCGTTCCAACCAGCGCCGAACGTCTTCAGGGAGTTTATCGATTGTGCTTCGACGCGCCATTATTCACTCCAGTACTTTTCAGGACGAGCAATACCAAGGCCACATTCGACCGTATATTCAACAACATCAACACCAATACGAGTTAAGTCAGCAAACCAACTACCCGATGGCTGTTTATTGAGGTCAATTAATTTACTGTCTGCCAGATAATCTAACTCCTTCCGTAATTCCAATGCAGTGACGTCAGGATAAATCGCGCGAGATATATCCAATAACAGAGTTTCACTGGCGGTATATGGGCGGGTTTTATTCAGTGCGACCAACAGACTCCAGCGCAGTGATTCACGACGAACACGGGCAACATCAATCATTTTGACCTCCGGCAATTCGGTGCTGCTGCACCTCTAATTTGCTATAAAGTGCATCCAGTTTTGCTTCAATTACTGTCTGACCACGAATGTAATCTTCACGGCGTACATAGTTCAGAGGGAGCTCAGCTTTGAATTGCATGAACTCGCGTTCGAGCTGAGACCAATTGTCTACGGAATTTTTAAGCGCTTGCTCTAACGAGGCGTGTCTTTCCTCCTGCCGCTCTTCGGCCTTGCTGAATAACCACTTTGCGATGCCAAAAATGAAACCGAGGAAAGAGAGCAGAAAACCTACGGCAGCCCAAAATTCAATCTGTAATGTCATTGTTGTAATCCTTCGATGTAATCCAGCAAGCCATTAACCTGAGCTTTCAATGCAAGACACTGTTCCCCGTTGTCGATGATATTGGCGAGGATATCTCGTTGCGTGATACCGGATGGCCGTAGTTGGGCATCAGAGCTTTCATTTCTACGGGACGTTTCATCAGCGCCGGAGGTAACGGAAGCAGAGCGAGTTTGTGCACTGGACAGGCCGAGGGCGGCGTTGTATTGCTGCACGAAGCCACGAGTAAACACGCAATTAACGGGATGAAATTGTTGTTTTTCATCCATCCAACGTTGAGTAACATGGTCAATCTTCCTCTTGAGTTGCTGGTTTTGAGTGCGGAGTCGTTCAATATCATTGAGATAATTAGCTTCTGCCTGATTCGCCGTATTGACCTGCATTTGGTAACGTTTCTGCAAAGCATTAAGAGCTGCCAGTTCCCGTTCTGCCCGTTGTTTTTCCAATAGGAGAAATGCGGCTTTCTGCTGTGCCAATGCGGCATTCCCGATCTCCGTTGCTTTCTGAAAGCCTGTGGCATGGCCTCGCCAATGAGCCAAAGCGAACATGCCAATTAGCGACAAAATCAATACAACAGGTTTAGCCCACAATTTAATTGGCACAGCTAGCACCTCCCCAAGCCAAATAGCGCGGTGCGAGTGCTAGTAATATGCGTCGGGGGTAATAGCGATTCTCTTTCCATGCTGAGGTACGGCGCCCTGCGTTCTGAAATTCAACGTGACCAAACCAGATCCACGGATTGAGACCAACTGCCTCGGTTTTCTTCTTATCCCGTAGTAACCAGCCTAAGCCTCCGTTATAGGAAGACAGCACCATCGCCATTCTTTGGCACTTATCGGCAGCTTTAATGCGTTGCCATAGCCAATGGTCATAGTGAACCATTGCCCGTATAGACCAGACTGGATTGAAGGGATCTTTATTGGATAATTCAGGAATGCGTTGGCTAATCCAATCCGCTGTTGTAGGCATAAACTGGGCCATACCTTGAGCACCAACAGGCGAAATAGCTCGTGATTTCCAGTCACTCTCCTGATGCAACTGCGCGGCAAAATCAGCTACAGGTGCATTCAATCCCCAGATCACACGAGAAGCACGTATCAAGTCATTGCGGTATTGCTGCGAACGGTGTGGTGGTTCGTTAGCCAATGTTGGGCTGACCATTCCGCTACACCACAACAGTACAATTCTGATAATCTGCCGCCAATTCATAATCATAACCCTGTAGCTACGCTCAGACAGGTGGCGGCAACAATCAGTGCACGGCGTATCAGAACGGCAGAAAACACCAGATGGTAGCCAGTCTGAACGGGATATTTTCCTTCTTTCATGAGTATCTCATCATATTGCAGATACTGACCGGGCCTTGCTTTCGGGAATAAACTGCGGTCTATCCAGTACCCCAAGACAACAGCGAGAGCAATAAGCGCCAATTTGTAGATCACGACGGGGACTTGTTGGGGGGAAACTAAACCGATAGTGAGCAGCAATAGAACAGCTGTTAACAACCAGCCACCGAGGCGTAATTTTTTGATAAGTGATACAAACGATTTGAAAGTTCTCATTGAACTGTCTCCGTAGTCGTTGATGGAAACAGTTTTGCCAATTTATCGGGAAAAGGATTTTAAAGGGCGTTAAGAGCGCATCAGAAAAGTAAAAGACAGGATAAGAGCGACCTGCCTAACGCTCGAACACTGGGTAGGCTATCAACTCACAGGTATGTACTGTGAGTCAACCTAGGCTCTTTCCGTTATTGATTATTGATGACCGAAAAAGCCTAGCTCATTTTCAGCTAATGGAAAAGGCTTACGGATAATGAAAGAACAAGCTTTACCCATCGTTCCGTGGATTGGTGGTAAACGCCGATTAGCAAAACATATTTTACCGTTATTTCCTGAGCATACCTGTTATGTCGAACCGTTCTGTGGTGCTGCTGCACTGTATTTCCTAAAAGTACCGAGCAAATGTGAAGTGATTAATGATATTAATGGTGAGTTGGTGAATCTTTATCGCGTGATAAAACATCACTTGGAAGAGTTTGTCCGGCAATTTAAATGGGCATTGGTCAGCCGCCAAATTTATAAATGGTTACAGATTACCCCCGAAGAAACGCTAACCGATATTCAGAGAGCAGCGCGTTTCTACTATCTCCAAAAGCAGGCATTTGGCGGTAAGGTTGCTGAACATACTTTTGGAACTTCCACCACCAGTCCACCACGATTTAATTTGCTCAGAATAGAAGAAGAGTTATCAATGGCTCACCTAAGACTGGCAAGAACGATCATTGAAAATATCGATTGGGCACAATGCATCCAGCGGTACGACAGACCGCATACACTGTTTTATTGTGATCCTCCATATTGGGGTACAGAGGGATATGGCATAGAGTTCGGGCTTGAGAACTATGATCTATTAGCAGAATTAGCACATACCATCCGAGGGAAAATGGTGATTTCGGTGAATGATATTCCAGAAATGCGCAAGGCGTTCAAAGGGCTGACAATGCAAGCAGTTAATATCGGTTACAACTTGAAAGTTACGGGGAAAGCTAAACAGAGTAAAGAACTGATCATTTATAATTTCTAATAACCGAGAATGGCAAGGCAATATATTTGCTTTGCCATTTTTTACCTTTAACCCAAGCCAATAGAACGGGACACAAACTGTAAACCTATTCCAAGAGTTTGGCTAACTAAAGACCTTAATGCTTCTTTACTTTCAGTCTTCAATGTTTCCTTAATACGATCACCTAATGGGGTTTCTAAGCTATCAGGGATTACTTTGAGAACTTCTAAACCCTCAGCGTTTAATACGGCTCTATGACAACCTTCAGAGCTCATAGTCCCTGCCAAATAACCATTCGTCATGAGCCAATCCACTGTATCCAGAAAAAATCTATGATCTTCTACTGTAGTACAAAGTTCGTCAGAGTATGTTCCATCAGAATATTGAAGGGGTTCACCGATTATCTCTGTGGATAAAAGATCTATCTTTAAAGGAAATGACTCATATAATTTCCCAAATATAATACCTACAATTTCATTAAATTTTTCTATGTTTGTAGTAGACATAAATACCTTATTTGTTTCTAAAGTTTCAATTTCAACGTTCCACTAGGTACATTCTGTTGATCTAAACAAACAGATTGGCAAGCTGATTTAGATATAGATAAAACTGTTTCGTTATCTTCTATATCAAGAAAACAATTATTCCCATTAGCTATATAATCATTGGGCAGTTTGGCATTTTCATCAATATGAAATTTGATAGTTGTGCGTGAAGGATAACTGTTTTCGTAAACTGTGATGTCAGTAAATTGATCAGAGTATTTATCCAATCCTGGGCACATTTTTCTAATAGTTGGCAATAATCGATTGATAGTGGGATCATCTGTTGCTATTGAGAACACAGGGGCTGGAGCTTTTTCAGACTCAATCTGAACGCTATTTTCTGTTCCATCACCACACCCCGCCAAAATAAATATTGCGGGAATTAATAACTTACGCACAGCTCATACCCTTATATAAAATAAAAAATAACTATATTTTTAAGAATTTCTACGTCGCAAGATTACGTCTATGGTATCAATAACATTCTGATTTTCACCTATTATCCTATTTTCTATCTTCCTGTTCTTGTCCATTTTTTTTCCACAAATCATCATCAGTACGGTCCAAGAGATAAAGATTATTAATGTCTTATCATTAACTGCCAATACATTAGTAGATCCTCCACCAAAAAACATCATATAAGCGTTCCATAGGGGAAACGTAAATGCTATAAGCACGAGGCTAAGTAATAGCAAGCAAGGTGTATTGATGTAATAACGCCATTTAGCATCTTTATTTTTTATAAGTAATTCTCGTTTTATAGCAAGTAACTCCCGACTATCCCTTTCATAAAGCTCACGCGAGCGAGATGGTACGGGGTTAATATTGACGACTGAACCTACATGAATAGAGCCATGATTATTACCACCAACACTGATGGTTATCTGTCGTTCCTGTCCATCTTGGGGAAGTTGTTTAAGGCTATCAAAAACTTGTTCTGCTAATGTTTGTAATTCTTCATCTCTTCTGTTCATGCAAATCCTTTATTTTTTTAATGATTAACAACCAGTTTTAATACTCTCTCAATTCTACTGTCATCGACAGCCGACTCTTTAATTAAAAAGTTATATATTTTTGATGATTGCAGGACGAGTTCATCGGGTGTCCAGCGGCGATTAGCCTGTCGTGCCATCGAATCTAGTTTATGAACAATTTTTCCCAGTAATTCTTCATCTATCTCACTGTTTTTGTAAGCGGTAGAGGCTGACTTTTGAACTTGTCCTGTGATCAGGTACAACACATCAAGACCAGCTTTTGCCCAAAGGCTTATAGCGTCAGCCCCTGGTGCAGATTCATCTTTTTCCCACCTTATCTGTGATTTTCTTGATGCGCCAACCATCTCCGCGAAATCAGACTGACTAAACCCCAATCGCTCACGCTCTTTTTTTAATCTCTCGCCAAGAGACATTTTTGTCACCAAAACCCTTTACAAGTCCCATTAATGGGACAATAATGTCACATATCGTACAAACATCATTGCATTACCGGAGGCCATTGCATGACACCCGATAAAATTAAAAGCCGCTTTCAACAACACGGCATCACTATTACCCAATGGGCACAGGATAACGGGTATTCCCGTGAAGCTGTATACCGAGTTCTTAATGGACAATCCAAAGCTAATTACGGAAAGGCCCATGAAATAGCTGTAAAGCTAGGTCTGAAAACGCCTAGTTTAGGCATTTAAATTTAGCCTAACTATTTTATCACTCTATGTAACAGATTATCACATATTGAAAAGGGAGAATGTGACATGCGCAAAATTAACGTTTCCAGTTCTGGTACGCGCATATTACGAGTTCTTAAGGCTCTACGTGGTCATTCCTTGTCTGGGATGAGTAATGGTGAATTAGCGGAATTACTGGGGGAATCTCCTGCAAATATTAATCGTGCACTAAATACATTAATAGAAGAAGGGCTGGCGCAAAAACTGGGTAGTGGCAGATATGCACCTGGTATGCAATTACTGCAAATAGCACAATCGTTCTCAAATGAAATGGCTAATACACAGGCCAGAATTACAGAAATGAATCAGCGCGTTTTGGCTGGTAGCAGAAATTAATTAACAAGAGATTCATACAATGGCACGCTCAAAAAATACAACATCAGTAAAACTAGCCGAAGATGTTCAACTTGCTGACGATCTGCAGGTCAATCTCAACGCTATGACAACACACCGCCTGCAAATCATGGAACAGTTTGGGGATGGTCTGCCATATGAACGTGAACGTATCGTTCACGAAACCCGTTTCTATATGGCTCAGAGTGCTGAAGCGATGTTGGAAGCTGGGAAGCGCCTCATTATTCTTAAAGAGAATGAACCTCATGGTGAATTTGTTGACATCGTTAAGGATCAACTTGGCTTGGAACCCCGAATTGCTCAAAAAATGGCACAAGCTGCACTCAAATTTCTTTCACCTGGATTAGAAACAAAAGCGAAAACGTTTTCGCTTTTGGGACGTTCCAAACTGTATGAATTGATGCTTGAAGACGATGATGAATTGTCAGAATTGGCTGAAGGTGGCACTGTAGCTGGCCTGACACTAGATGATATTGATCGCATGTCTGTCCGCGAACTGCGTAAGGCCCTGCGTGATACACGCGCTGATCTAGATATTTCACGCCAGACGGTGCAGGAAAAAAAGGAACTTGTCAGTAGTTTGATTGAAGAGAAATCTGAAATCCAGCACAAACTTCAGCGCCGAATCAATCATGAAAAACCTGAAGAAGAAGGTGCTACTTTGACACAAGAGGTTAATTCATTGTCTTTTTCTGTTGATGCCGCTATCACCAATCTTTTCAATGGATTTGAAACGCTTAATGGCCATACCACACGCACCGACATTAGTCATGTTGGGTTTATGGCAGGCGTACTCGATGACCTTGAAGTCAAAATTCGTAACCTGCGTAATCACTTTAATCTACCTGAGTACAGAGAACACAGCATTGTTCCTGATTGGGCTAAAGAAGGTGCGGAGGCAGAAGAGGAAGGATTTAAACGACCAGAATGGATGGATAAGGAAGAGGCACATGAATAAATCTGAATTGAAAAAATGCTTGAAAAGAAACTGACGGAATAAGGGCAATAACATGAATACCACAATGACCGAACGATTAGTTTCTATTGCACAGGCAGCACATAAAGCCGGACATGGCGGTAAAGAGGCAATATATCGGGCGGCTTGTGAAGAGCTATGTATGTCACGTTCAACGTTGATTAAAAAACTCGGTGAAGTTTTTGGCAAAAAACCACGTAAGAAACGTTCTGATGCAGGCAATAGTGCATTAACACGTGAAGAAGCAACGTTGATTTCAGGGATATTGATTGAGGCCACTCGTAATACAGGGAAACGGTTATATAGCCTTGAACAGGCCGTTAATGATCTGCGTTCAAACGGCCTGATTCATGCAGGCCATATTGATACCGAAACGGGCGAATTTTCTCCGTTATCCATTGACGCTATTAGTCGTGCATTACGCCAGTACAAACTTCATCCTGAACAACTGAAAGTGTCTGCACCCAGCCTACAATTGGCTAGCCTACATCCCAATCATGTATGGGAATTAGACGCTTCAATTTGTGTACTGTATTACCTAAAAAATCCTAATAAAAACAATGGAATTGACAGTGGGTTACGCATGATGCCTGTAGCTGAATTTAATAAAAATAAGCCGAAAAATCTGGCTCGTATTATTAATGATCGTGTCTGGTCGTTTGAATTAACAGATCATACAAGTGGCTGGATATATGTTGAATACTTATTTGGCGGTGAAACCAGTCAGAATTTTACTTCTGTATTAATTAACGCAATGCAAGATCGCGGTGACGCAGATGTATTACACGGTGTACCCCAAATTTTATTTACTGACCCCGGTTCAGCTTTGACAGCACCTACACTACGCAACTTGTGTAAGGCTCTAGGCATTCAAATGATACAACACAAGGCCCGTAACGCCCGTGCTACAGGCTCTGTTGAAAAAGCGCGTGACATCATCGAACGCAATTTCGAGTCCGGTTTACGCTTTCGACAGGTTGATGATATTGATGAGCTTAACCGTCTGGCACGGCTATGGCGTATGAAGTTTAACCGCAGTGCAATACATAGCCGGCATGGACAAACCCGTACAGATTGCTGGCTAAAAATCACAGCAGAACAGTTGGTAAAAGCGCCTGCCATTAACGTTTGTCGTGAATTGGCAATTGGCGCACCAGAAAGCCGTAAAGTACAGGCAACCTTGCGAGTATCTTTCAGGGGGCGTGAGTATGACGTCAGTACCGTTCCTAGCGTAAGTGTTGGTGATTCAATCATGATCACCCGCAATCCGTGGCGTGACGAAGAGGCACAGGTAGTCATTACTGGTGAAGATGGCTTTGATGCTTTCCATCTTGTTAATGAAGTCACTAAAGATGAGTATGGCTTTGCCATCGGTGCACCTGTAATTGGTAGTGAATTCCAGGCCATTCCTCAAACAATTGCACAACGTAATTTAGCCGAAATTGAACAGAAAATCATGGGGACAAATAGCACGGTTGAAACTGAAATAGCACGTAAATTGAAAACACTACCCCTCAATGGTCGGTTTGATCCATATTTGGATATTGAACGTAATGATGCACCAACATATATGCCAAAACGTGGACAAGCTTCTACGGTACATAGTCCACGTATTGAACAGCTCATGAACCCCGTTGATGTTGTCAAAATTTTACGTGAACGGTTCCAATCACATGGCAAGACATGGTGTGGTGAATTTTATCAGCAAATAGTTAAACGCTTTCCTAATGGTGTTCCAACAGATCAAATTGATGAGTTGGTTGATGAATTCATGGGGCAATCAACAACAGTTACACGCAGTATTGTCAACGATAATTAGTTTTTCATGGCGTATATTTAAGGAAAAGGATAAATGGCAATTAAAGTTCATAATCCACTACCCTCACTGGAAACTCAAATTACAACTAAGGTTTATTTATAAAAGTGACACAGTTTGTTTTCGTGAAATGCATGATAACGTAAGAAGTATACAGGATATTTGGCCAAGGAATGATATTGCTATCTATTATTATCAATGGCATATGCAGAAATAAATGTAGGTAATGCTTGTTGACGAATATGGTGTTCAGCAACGATATATCTTTGGTCGGGTACGCAAGGTAGCCGCTTAACGGAGGGATTATTATGCTGGTGTTTAAACAACAGTTACAAACACATCAGTTAACGCAAAGTGCAGCAGCAAATGCTGCGGGAATTTCAGCGGCGGCGTTGGCTCAAATTGTTAATCACAATATATGGCCACGGCAGAACGTGGATGCAATTCGTCAACGTATTACTGATTTCTTGGCAAGAAAAGGTATCGATACCGCAAAAAGTTTTGAGGTGGTACAAGCAACCGATAAATTAGATACCTATGCCGATAATAAAAATACAACCTTCATTTCCAAGGATGAAAACATGTTACTAAAAAAACAAGTATTATTTCCAGCTACGAAAAAGCACTTTGGTTTATTTCGTGATCCATTTGAAGATAGTGCAATTCAAAGTGCTGAAGATGTTTTTGTGACTCCAGATAGCCGTTATGTGCGGGAAGCAATGTATCAAACAGCCCGCTATGGTGGTTTTCTGGCAGTATCAGGGGAATCGGGTTCAGGTAAAACGACACTGCGTCGTGATCTTATTGACCGTATTAACAGGGAAAATGCCCCTGTTATTGTTATTGAACCCTATGTATTAGCAATGGAAGACAATGACGTAAAAGGTAAAACCTTAAAAGCATCAAACATTGCTGAAGCTATTGTGAATACCTTAGCGCCGTTGGAAAACTTGAAACGATCGCCTGAAGCACGCTTCCGCCAGTTGCACAAGATATTGAAAGATAGTTATCGAGTTGGCTATCAACATGTGTTAATAATAGAAGAAGCACACTCATTGCCTTTACCGACATTAAAACATCTTAAGCGGTTCTTTGAACTGGAAGACGGATTTAAGAAACTGTTGTCGATTATTTTGATTGGCCAGTCCGAGCTGGAATTAAAGCTATCAGAACGTAATCAAGAAGTTCGTGAAGTAGTGCAACGTTGTGAAGTTGTTAATTTGTTTCCTCTTAATGATTATCTGGAAACATTTCTGGATTTTAAATTTAGTCGCGTAGGCATCAGGGTGAGATCTCACATTTTTAATAAGGTTATTTTAGTTAAATAA